ATATTATTTATTAAAAGAAATTGCAATCTTCTTGGGTTTCTTTTCTTCAGGAATCTTGCGCTCAAGCGACACAGTAAGAATACCGTTCGCCACTAGTGCATTAGTCACTTCAACATGGTCTGCTAAAGTAAATGTACGCACAAAGTTGCGGGCACTAATTCCGCGATGTAGATACTCGATTTCCTTTAAAAGATCATCAAGGTTCTGTGTCTGTTCACCCTTGATGGTAAGTTGATTTGCTTCAACTTCAACATCAATGTCTCCATCATGGAATCCAGCAACGGCTAGTTCAATAGAGAACTGATCGTCTGAGTGCTTGATTACATTGTATGGGGGATAGTTGTCCCTGTTTTGTGAAGTTACACGCTGTAGTTCGTCAAAGATATTATCGAAACCTACTGTGAACTTATGAATTGACGGAATGTCAAGGGAACGAAGGGTTAGTTGATTTGTCATTTGTTTTCTCCTTTATTAAGCAAGATGACTTGTATTGTAGACCCGATAAATCAGCATCTACAATATTATTTATCATACACGATTGCGTAAAAAAAGAAAGTATTATGGGTACTTTTTATACAAGTGACTTAGGTTTGTTGACCAAATCAACATCAATTTTTAGATTAGTGATTCCTTGTTCCTGATATCGCTGGATATGAAACATATGTGGAAGTAATACACGCTCAACTTCAGTTTGCAATCCACGTGCACCTGTCTTTAAATCGATACAATTCTGTGCAAGTTTTTCGATTGCCTCTGTAGTAAATGTTAACTTGATTCCGTCGATATCAAACAAGTGCTGATATTGAGCAATAAAACTATTCTTTACTTTAGTTAAGACTTCAATCAACTGTTCAAGGGAAAGTTCTTCAAGTGTAATAGTAGTAGTGAAGCGTCCAATAAACTCAGGAATCATACCAAATCTAGTTAAATCGTCTGGTGTAACTTGTGACATACTTGCAGTGGCAGACTTTGATTTAACTTCTGCACCAAATCCAATGCTAGAACCTTGAGTTCTAGTCTTAATAACGTCTACCAAACCAACGAATGCACCACCCGCAATAAACAGGATGTTTTTAGTATCAATTTCAATCATATCACCCTGTGGATTCTTACGTCTGCCACCGGATGGGATACGACATTTAGTACCCTCAACCATTTTGAGTAATGCTTGCTGTACACCCTCACCGGATACGTCACGTGTGATGCTAGTGCTTTCACTCTTACGTGCAATCTTATCAATTTCATCAATGAAGACAATACCACGCTCTGCACGTTTGATATCTCCGTCAGCAAGATTAAGTAGCATCCCAATCATGCTTTCTACGTCTTCACCTACATAACCTGCTTCAGTTAATGATGTAGCGTCTGCAACCACAAAAGGTACATTTAAGTACTTTGCGACAGAACGAGCAAGTAACGTTTTACCCGATCCAGTTGGTCCAATTAACAATACGTTGCCCTTGTTAATTTCAAGGTCCTTAGGAGGATGATTAATACGTTTATAGTGGTTAGAAATGGCTACACTCAGTACGATTTTGGCATCATCTTGTCCAATAACAAGATTATCCAAATGATCTTTGATACTGTACGCATCGAAATTTTTAACTTCTTTGCGTTCAGGTTCTACAATAGTTTTATCATCAACGATAAGTTGATTGCACAAGTCAATACAGCCGCTACAAATAGCAACCTCATCGCTTACGATTAATTTTTTAACTTCATCTTTGTGATGACCACAAAACGAACAGTGATATAACTTTTTATCTGTCATGTAATTACTTATCTACGCTTAATTATGTCACAATCTTTATTGGCAACCATGGTAAGTTTAATGTATCTAATGCCGCTCAAATCAATTGAAGTGTCTTTTCCCAATTCAATTTTTACACTATGACGTTCTTTCTCATTGCCAAATATGGTAAGGTGATCAGGTCTTCCTAATCTATAAAACGGACGTTGATATCCGGTCAAGAAATTGGGATAGACACACATATTTAGTACTTTTTTATTATGACTATTAGTCATAGTTACTTGTATTCTAGGATCATTTAATCCTACAAAATTCTCTTTTATTTTTTGCATACGTACCATATCATTAAAGTAATGTACATCTGTTTTACCTAAAATCAAGTTATTTGGATTTTTAGATTCAATAACAATACTGCTTGTTGCTTTCTTAAACAATCCCGGCAATACATCTTCGACACGGTATAGAGTGTCATTTAATGCTGACAGAAATTGATAGTTCCAATTGATTTCATAAGGAATCACAATTACAGCACCGCGCATGGGGTTATGTTTAAACTGATAAGGCTCTTGCTTTATGTTAAATGCATTGTATGGATACTGTTTGAACAATGAATCAATTAGTTGATCTCCTGTTGACTTTTCATATAGGTATGAACTAAGTTGAGCAATATGTCTTTCAGTTTCAAATTCTACAACATTCTTAGGCTTAGACAGTAGAAAGTCTTTTAACTTGTTTTCTGATACAGACACATCCATCAATAAGAACACCCCGTCAGGAGATACTTCTTTACTATTGATTTTATAATTGTCAATAAACCCCGCACTATAAACTAATATCTCGTTTACTGACAAGATATCGTTTCTAATTATGCGTTCACTAGCAACAACGGCTCCTACTGTAATTTCAATCGCAGTGCGAAAGCCGTTATGTTTTGCTTCTTCAAATGTTTTACCTTGTCCGCTAACTTCAATTGCGTTAGCAACAGGAAGTAAAAACATTAGCCATACTACTAGTAAGGCTTTCATTTATTGACCTGAAATTAAGCCACGGACCTTTTTCAAATCTTCACTATCATTCTTATTCCATAAAATAGTGCAACTAATAGTCTTGCTATCGATTACGTTAGTTTCTTTAATTCTAAATCCTACTAAACGACCTTGTGCATTAGTAGTGATAACTCGCACAGTATCAATGTCAGAATTAATCAATGCTTCACGTACTGAATAGTTTGTGTCTTTATTAGCGTCATCTGCCGACATGTCAACGTCTTGACCTAATTCAGTCTTTGACTTTACACGGTCTTTTTGATTTTCATTTTGAACGTTCTTTGTGCGAGTAGAACGATTTTCATTAACACTAGTACCAAACACATATCCTACAACGTTTGCTCTAGCATTATCACATGCCACTAAAGTTGTAGATTTTTGTAATAGTCTTGTTGCACCAACAGATGGTTGTACACCAGTTGCTTCAATAGATTCGATAGTACACTTGTCACGCTGGATCCAACCGCAAGATTTGTCAATCTTGATCTTTTCACCGGGAACATTTGTGTTAAACGTTTGTGAAGTAATAGTGGGAATTTCTCCCTTACCCGGTTTGTTACTAGCACAACCAGATAGAACAAGCATCATAACCAAAACACTAGATTTAAACAATTTCATATACCCTCCTAAGGGTTAGTTAATTACAGTTGTAATTGTAACTTAAATATGAATAATCATCAAGTGTTTTGGCTACGTAGATGCTCTTCAATTTGGGCACGTTCGTTATCAGACAACAAATCAATGTCGTATTCGCCCGAATCCAATTTAGTAATTAGATATTGAATGTAGGATTCGTCATATAGATAGGAATCAGACTGATTTTTATTGATTTCGATCCAGTTATCGCCACCAAACTTGTATACACGATTTGGAAGTAAATCAACACGAACAAACACATCGCCTCTCTTTGCAATTCTTGGAAATTGTGTGCCAAAGTTAGTGCTTACTTGTGCTGTTGAATCTGCGGTAATTCTGAAAATTTCAGGATGTTTCATGTACATCTTCTCGTACCACGTCATCCAATTTAACATCATTTGATTGTACATATTCATCCTTAATACCTTCTATAATTGGTTCTTCGAATGGACCGTCTAATACGTCACATTCTTTATTTGGACAAAAATATCCAATGCCAGGAGCATTGAACAAAATTGTATTGCATTTATGACATGTTAATTCGTCATCATCTTCTTTCGGTGTGACCTCAATATCATTCACATTTTGGTTAACCTGTTCAATCTGTTCGTCTGTTAATGGACCTTCATCAGGTTCATATGCGGGTTCTGTGACAGTGGGAGGCGTCGATGTTTCGGTCCCTAGAGGGCTGTCACCCTCCTCATCTTCTTTATTTTTATAATCTTCTTCATCCCACTTATAACTTGAAGTAGCCGCAAGAACAAGTATAAGAGCCAATGGATCAAACACAAAAACGATGAGGATAATCATCCAACGTACAGCACGTTCTAATGTATTAGCATCAGGATTGTCACCATAGATAAGTGCCGCCACATATCTAATAGGTCCAACTTCCGCCTCAACTTTACGCAGTTGTGAGGCAATAGGTGCTTTTTCTTCTTGTATCTTTACAATACGTGATTGTGCTTCTTCAATCTGCCTAGTTAATTCAGCACGTTCTTTAGCCTGTGATCTACGCACTGCTACAGCACGTTCTGCGCCTGATTGCGAGAATACTGAACCATCACGTTGCTTAATGTCTTTGTCTTTACTTGCAGTAATGCCGATAACCGCATCATCCATTTGCTTCAATAGACTACGTGCGGCATCAATGTTTTGCCTTTCATTGACAATCTTTTCTTCAAGCAATGATACTTGTGCGGATTGATCTCCTGTAGGTATACCCTGATCAATGTGTGCTTTAGACAAGAATCCAAAGATACCCATAGAAGTCAATAGTGCAAGTGCTACAACAGCAGGCACTAGATATAGACGAAATGTCCAAGATGCTTTATTCCAGTATCTATGTAACCATACTGTAGTAGTTACTTTGGCAACTTCAAGGGCACCGCCCATGATAATAATGGGGATGACTGCCGCGGCAAAGATGGCTGTTAAGCCTAAAATTGAGTACCAGGCAGCAATGGCACTGAGAGACAGTGCCACGATTAAGGTCAGTGTGGATAAACTGAATATTTTACGTAATGAAACCATCTAGTATTTAGTTAATAATCTCCTTTAATATATTAAGATTATTGTTCTACTCCGAAAAGATGCCCGTATGTACCTAAAAACTCTTCAATCGACATTACCATTTTACGTGCAATACCTGGACCTTGTTGAATATGAAAGGTCACAAAATGCTGTTCGGGACCTCTGGTCTTTACTGGAATGACTTCCATACTATCGCCATCTTCAAATACAAAACGTTTGCCACCTAAGTCATTTGATACTTTGACTACATACTGTCGATCTTGTTCTAAATGGATTA